TACTATTTATCTATTCTGCAAGTCGTGAAAAGTTTTTATACTTCTCAAATCGTAAAACATTGTTAAATTTATCATATAATGCTTCACCCTTATGACTAATAATAAAAACATTAGTCTTTTCTGTAAGTGTATTCAGTAGTTTTAAGAAGTCATCCGTCCCTGCAACATCTAATGAAGAGTCGAAAACCTCATCAAGAACAAGTAAATTGGTATTTACACTGTTCTTCATTCTTGCAATAGCTCTCCATGTGAATAGTAATGCAAGGTCGATTCTCATCTTCTCACCTTGAGAGAAGTTATCATACTTGAATACATCTCTGAATCGTGACTTGATGGTTTCCTCAAAGGACTCATCTAATTCAAAACCAACAAAGAACTCTAATGATGCAAGGTACTTGTTAATCATGTTGTTCATGATTGGTACATACTGTTTGATAATCTTCTGACGAACACCTTGGTCTTTTAATAAAGTAGACGCAATGTCATAGTAATGACCTTGTTCAGTTAGAGTCTCTTTCTTTGCATGAAGAACATTTAACTGTTCTTCACCATCATCTATTTTAGACTGGGTGTCTTTTTTACCTGTAGATTCTGTTCTTAGGTCTTCAATTTCGGATTGCAGTTTCTTTATATATTTTTGATTAGAAACAATTTCCGTTTGGATTACTCCGATAGTTTTTTGGATTCCAGTGATGGACTCACTGATGACACGAATTTCTTCCATTCTTTTACTGGAGTCTGCAATGATTCGGGTAAGTTCTCCGATTGCGTGAACCAACTCCTTCTTCTTGACCTGTTTCTTTGTAACATGGCTCGTTTTGTGTTCTTCATCTATACCCTGCTCACATATTGGACAATTATCATTACTTTCATAGAAGGTTATTTCCTTTTCAAGTTTACGTTTATTCTCTTCAAGTTTACTCAAGTGACCAGTGGCTTGTTTAAGTCGGTCACCTTGTGGGTCTCTGTCATTAATTGACTTATCCAGTTCTGCAACTGAATCGGTTTTTATAGTAACTTTTGCAAATAAGGAATCGATATTGGTTTGAGTCTCCGAAATAGTATCCTCAAATTTACCAATTTTCTCATCTCGGTTCTCTTGCAAAACTACTAACTGTTGTGACAGTCCATTAAGTCTCTCTTCCATTATATTTATCTGATGGGTGGTTTCACGAACCTCTATAACATGGTTCTGAACTCTTGTTCTTAGGATATCACCCATGGTGGAAAATATACTAATGTCTAGTAAGTCCTCTACAAGGTTTCTTCGGTCTTTAGACTTTAATTGCATAAAGGGAACAAAGTTTGCTGAACCTAAAATACAAACTTGTGTAAATGAACGATAGTTCATCTTTAGAATCTGTTTCTCTAATTGTTCTTGATAATCTCTGACTGTTGCATCTTGGTTGATGAACACATCATCGACATAGATTTCAAATAAATTTGGTTTCATACCACGAATAATTTTGTAGTGTTTTTTACCGATATCAAATTCAACTTCTACTAACAAGGCCTTTTCGTTTACACTATTAATAAGAAGTTCTTTCTTCAGATTCCTAAATCCACGACCATATAATCCAAAACACAATGCGTCTAGTAGGGTGGATTTCCCTGCACCATTCTCACCTAAGACCAATGTGGTCTGATGTTCATTCAATGCAAGTTCAGTAAAGGTATTTCCCGATGAAAGTAAGTTCTTCCATCGTACAACTGTAAAATTTATCATAAAAAGTTATGTTCTTCAAGTGCTTCATAATACAATGAAGTCATTAATTTGTCTAGGTCTTTTTTCTTTCCCTGTATCTCTAACCCATCCACATACTTTTTCATGATGGTCAATGTGTCTTCGATATCATCAACTTCACTGTCATCAAAGAAGTCCATGTGTTTGTTATCATCAACGACCTGTAAGTGTACTGGGTTTTGTTGATGAACTTTATCCAAGAAGGTATCAAACCAATAAGGATTATCTTTGTTAACTACGATAATTTTTATAAATTTACCAGTAACATCAGAGTAATCATCATTAGCAATATCTTCAAATGTCTTGTTAGTGTCATCATAGAAGACCTTTTTAAACATTTCTATTGGGTTTAGTACTGGTGTTGTCTCTCTCGTTTCCGTATCAAAAATGTGGAAGTACTTATTGTCACCATAGTCAATCCATGTAAATTGCATCTGAGAACCTAAGTAACGAATGTTACCAACTTCTGATTTATGATGGAAGTGTCCACTGAAAACTTGTTCGAATCTCTTTAAATATGTGTGGTCTAGTCCGTGTGGACAGTTCATTCCTGGCTGCATCAATGCACCCTCAATCTCAAAATGACCCCAACAATATTGAGCAGATGCAGTGTGTAAAAAGTCTACTGTATCTGCATAGTTTTCGGGATTAATCCATGGTACCAATGCAACAGGACATCCATCATACTCTTTAATAACTGGTTCGGAGATAACATTTATATTATTATCACCAAATAGAAGGAGTTCGGGGGAGTTTACATCATTTGTGTTTTTATAATATGTATCATGGTTACCCAAAATCAAATCCATGTGGATGTCTCTCTCCAACATGGGTTTAATAAAGTGTTCTTTGTTTGCATGTAATGATGCAAAGTTTACATATTTTCGTCTATCAAAGTAATCACCCAAGTGAACAATTTGTTTTATGTTATGTTCATCAAGGTATGGGAAGAAGACTTCGTTGTAAAATCTTCCTTGATAGTCTGCCATCGCAGGCATATCGGAACGGACACCACAATGAGTGTCATTGAGAATGGCTATCTTCAAACGAGAATACCTTTTCCATTATTCATCATCTGTTTCTACTCCTATATTATCTGAATCCGAAAAGACTTCTACACCTTTAGATTCAACTACTTCACTTTTCTTTTTGTTCTTTCTTGGTGAATAGTCCACATGATTCATGTGTTCTTGTAACCATTCGACATTTGTATTAACATAGGTCGGGTCATATGAACCATCAATAGTGGTGAAACTATCCATTGTAATGGATGATTCCATGATTGATTTTTGTTTGATAAAGACCTGTTTCTTTTCCTTCTGAATTCTCCTTAAGAAGGCATAATAACAAATCTGAGTAACGTATGCAAATGCATTACTTGATTTTTCCGTGTTGAAGTTGTTGATATACTGGAGACAATTCTCGATTGCGTCACATATCATTTCATCACGGTAAGTGTAATTGATAAAGTTTGGTCGGGTAGATAGTCTTGTTGCAATCTTATAGATGCATAATCCTATGTACTCGGTCATTCTAGGAGGGACTTCACCTACTGCTTTTGCTTCTTTTACAGAAATATTATGAGCAACAACTGCAGCTGTGAATTCTTTGTTATTAACGTAGTGTTCGGGTTTTTTCTTTTCTGTTTTCATACCTGTATTATACAGTGAAATAGGTGTTGATGGAAGGGGTTTTTAGATATAATTTAATTTAATTTATTTTAAAAACTCTATTGACGGATTAGAAATGTCATGATAAAATTAATATGTCCCACTGGGGATATACTATAATAAGGGTTACACCTTATCTCTTTCTCTTTTATTTAGGGTTCCATAAAAAGAGACAAATCAGAATGAGTGATTGTATTCCTAATGCACCGACCAAAAAGAAAACGTCTTTCATAATTCTAGATACACGTTTATAAGTGCAAAAGCACTCATCATAAATCCAAAAACAGAGACTTGCACTATGGTAGCCCAAAAGATTTGTCTCATAGGATGTATTTCTACTATACGTTCCATCCATTCTTCCGAAGGTGAAAGGTTTACAATCTGTAATAGTTTCTCTTCTTTCATGAAGGTAGTAACCCCCAAATTGAGAATGCAAAAATAGAACAGAGACAAAGAGTCTCCATTCTGTTTCTAAGTTGTGTTATTCTTTCCTTAGACATTATATTCCCGATAAGAATATAATACCAAAAGGTAAAAAGAATGGAAGAGTCATCAGCACTAGAAATTCGATAGCATCACAAACTTTGCAGACAATTCGATTGTCTCTCAAGTCTTGGATTTCTCTAGCTTTTCGTACCATGCTCTTTGCAAAAGTTGCTGTGGTCATGGTTTTCCCGTAAGTAAAAGTATAAGTATGTTGTATAATTGGGTATAAGTCCGTGTTATACGCACTTATTTAGACAAACTAAAAACCTAATGTATTTTAGTCTTATCTGTTGGTAATTCGTTTTCAAAATCTTGTGCATTCATATCATCTTCCCACTGGTCTAACTCTTCATCAGACATGGTTTCTAGAACATGTTGCATTGCATTATTAAGGTATTCTCTTGGGTCAATTGGGACATTACTTACAGTATTAGTAAGAGGAATGTTTCCACCCTCAACCATACCTAACCATCTACCTGCAGCTTCATCATAAAAAGGAACAAACTGTATGTTTAAAGGATTACGATGCATAATGGAATCTATTTCAATTCGTACAATCGGGTCTGAACTTAATGGAGCATATGGAATGAATGTTGCTTGAGTTTCATTGTTCCCCATATTTTTAGTAAGTTGACATATCATAGGAAGTGTCACTTGAACCTCACTGTCCCCACTATCCCTAACCATACCACAGAACTCATGTCCTGTTTTTAATTTGATGACTTCATACTTCATCGGTATTAAGTCCTTTGGTGATGTCATTAAAGTTCCTTGGTTTTTCAGTTATCGTGACCTTTCCATCTCTTCCACCTTCAGTAAGGTATTCATTTGTAAGAGGAGGTCTGTCCCATATATTTATTGCAACACTTCGTCTAAGTCCACTCAAAACCCTAGTTACTTCATGACGTTGAGAAGAATTAAAGACTACCAACCTATTAGGTACTGGTAATATTTTTTCATGTTTATTTTCATATGCATGAATGATTAATTCTCCACCTTCAGGAATCTCTGTATGTGCGTAGTATATCATCCCCAACATAGGTGTCCTCAATTCTTGAGTATTCAACATGTGTATTTCATCTTTATCAAAATGTACAGGCATACCCTCACCAATAATGGTGGTGTTTAACCAATATTCATAACCTTGATGTGGGTTTGTAAACTGTAATAAATTATCTACCACTTCATGTATTAGGGTTTCGAAAATATTTACAGCTGGGTCTTCTTTATTCTTCCAATGAAATTTTTGACGTGTACCTACATTATCATTTGTAGTTACATCAAGAGATGACTTATTAACCCATAGGGGGTGAGTACTGATATTTGCAAAGTTCTCATCATTTAAAAAATCATCTACTATAATCATTTTAAATTGAACTCCTTAATTTCATAAACAAAACCTTCTTCATTGTATATATTTATACGTTCCTTTAGATGATTTAGTGTGTAGTTGTTGCCACCAATACTGTCTGCAATATCAAACAACCTCATAGAGTCCTTACCCTCACCCTTTCTCAACCCTCTTCCGATAGATTGTAGATTGCGAATTCTAGATTTAGATGGTGATGCGAAAACAATATTATCAATCTTCTTGATATTGACTCCAGTAGAGAATGTTCCATATGATGCAAGTATAACATTGTCACTAGCTTTCTCTACAAGGGTTCTCACCTCTTCCCTATCCGTTACATCTGTACCACCATACACATAATGTAATTTGTCTTTCAGTCTTTCTCTCATCTTGGTGTGTAGAATAACTCCATGTTTTTCGACATATTGAAATAATACAAGTGTATTTCCCTTCAAACTGTACACAAGGTTGCAGATGAATTCGTTGCGACTATCATTTCCTACGATGTAGTCCATCTCTTCTTGGTAGTTTTCAAACTTTCTTTTTTGATGTTTCAGAACTAATATGTCTATGGATAGATTTGCAATTGTCCCCTCTTCCATAAGTTGTGCAGTAGTAATAACCTTCTTAACAGGGCCGAACAAACCTTCCAGTTGTAGTCTATGTACCTCGGTTCCGTCCAGTGTACCAGTACAACCGAATCGTAATGCAGTCTTTTTCATCTTCTCTAATATACCCTTCAAAACATTTGCTTTGAATAGGTGTGCTTCATCCCCAACGACCATATCGAAACTTTCTAAGACTTCCTTGGGTGCTTTTGCAAACGACTGCCATGTTGTAATTGTGATTGGCGCATCAAACACTTCTTGTCCGTGATATATTTTGCAGATAGGTTCTGTATAACCGTAATCTTGAAAATCTTTTGTCATCTGTTCGACCAGTGACGTGGTAGGTACAATGATGACCGTCTTGGTGTCGTAGTACCTTGCTAACATGTATATGATGAGAGACTTACCACTTGCAGTGGGTGATAATAACAACTGTCTACCGTACTGTATTGCAGTATTAAAGGCTTCCAACTGGTAGTCTCTAGGTTCAAAGGGTAGTCCCCAACTCTTTAACTCACCATTCTTGGTTATGTCTTTTTTATGTTTATGTCCTAGAACCTCTTGAACACCTTCAAACTCATATCCACGTTCTCTACAGAACTCATCGATGTATGGAAGTAATCCTATGTATATCTTTCTTGTTTTAATTGAAAATAGATATACCTTACCATCCCACCACTTGTTTCTATAGGAAGGCATGAATTTTGCATTTGGAACTTTGTATGAGAAGAATTCATGAAGGTCTTTTGCAAGACCATCATCAGGACATTCAACCTTTAGGAAACACTCATCTACTTTAGAGACGGTGACTATTGGTTTAGACATAAGGATATCCATTTGCCCAAACGACCATAGATATTCTAGTACCATGCACTACAGGTGTAACTTGGTGATGAACAAAGGATGGAAAAACGATTACCGAACCTGAAGTTTTGATACTTTCGGGAACAGTTCTAATCGCCTCATCATACGAGAATGGTTCTCCTTTTTTGATTCTATCAAACTGATGGTTTGGTTCCAACCATTGAAATAGTCCACCCTCATACTCATCGGGTTCTGACAACTGAATAGACATAGATAATTTTCTATGCATTCCATCGGGGTTTGTTTTTCCACCATGGTCTGTGTGCCATGTATAGAAATCACTTCTACTTTTAGATGGAGTGTGTTCATAGATGGTGTATTGCATATTTTCTAGAAATTCAAGTTTATGATTCCAGTTTGATGTCACATTGGCTTCCATAAACGCATCCCAAATTCTCGTTACTATAGGTTCTGGCAGTCCGAATCCAATATTGGGATTAAACCACTTTATTTTAGAACTTCTAATTTCTTCTGAAGGGGATGGTGGTTGATGTGCTTCGGGACTGTCGGGGTCGGTTGGAACAAACCCTGTTGAACCCTCTTCTATTGGTATCATAGATGCATGTAAATGAATCTCCTTCACCTCTTCGGGTGTGAAGAATCCTTTTGATGCCCATAGATAATTCTCTAGTTGCATATTATTGACCCGCCATGAATTTTCTCCAATCAATCGTGTTACGGATTGTTTGGTGTCTCCAAGTGATGTTAGTCATACACTCTTTGATATAGTTAATAGTCACTTGAAGATATTCTCTCTTTGCACTCATCTCTTGTAAGTCGGGGTCTGCATTGAAGAAATATGACATATCGGTCTTCATTACTTTGAGACCATCAAATGGGTCGTGTTCCCATCCATATGCACTAATCTTATCTGCATCAAGTTTACCATTATACCACAACCACTTATCTTTAAGTAGGATGTTATATTTGGCTTCGTATTGTTTGGATACAAGTATCTTACTGGTTAGTAAGTCTTGGTATTTTGCGTGTAGTTTTGGTACTTCAAGAGATGCACTATCTAATTCGATATCATCTATCTCACAGTCTTTAGACCACTGTTCTTTTATTTGTTCTAAGTTCATAATTAATCACCTACTAGTATTAACTACTAGTATAACATATTTATAGGGGTTTAACTAGTGCTTTCTATCTCGTAATATGCAAATCTAAACGATGCATCAACTGAGATTGTTTCTGACTCAGCACCCGATTCAAACGATAATCCACCTAATGATATAGGGAATGCATCATGGAATCGTATGTATTTATTAGGTATGTTCTTGTTGGTATTTACAACAAGTGTTACCATAGAGGTTGTTAATAGGTCATTACCTGTATTACTGGACTTTTCATATGGGTCTGTTGAAGACGATGAAGTGTAGGTTTTGTATTTACTAGGGTCTCTGAATGGGACAATTGCATCCATCCAATCATATAGTTCCTTGAAGTTTTGTAAATCTTCATCAACTAGGAAAGATACATCTAGTGTACCAAACTCAATCTTGTCGCCAGGAAAATATGCATCAATACCCACACCAGCTTGCATGGTTGCTTCTGCAAATGTGATTGAGGGAATGTTTACACTCTTCACATAGTATTCAACTGTAGGAACCTTATCAATAAGAAGTCTAAAATTATTCTTATTGAGTATAGATTTATTGATTGTCGTTTCAGCCATTTATCTTTGCTATCCTTTTTGTACTTGATGTATCGAAATAGTCATTAGACCGATACTCTCTTGTTACTGTGTTTTCACATAAGTAACCATCTTGTTCGTAGAGGGTTACAGTTTTTCGTGATATAATACCCTTCGTAGTCTCCGACCCTGATGGGAATGTTTGTTGTTCCCAAGGCCCTTCTTGGACATTTACTTGTTTTTCAAATTCTTGCATAATCTTTTCCATAATACTATTTATAACATAGTGGGGGTTTCCCCCCACGAGTTGTTACTTTTCAGTGACAAACTCATTTAGTTGTCTTGCAACAACAATAACCTCTTCACCAGTAATTTCTCTTAGTGGTAGACTTTGTAAGTCATTTGGATTATTTTCATTGTGTAAAAATATTCCGTCAACCTGCCTTTGGTAGTTGTTCTCCAAAAGTCCTTGTGCTTGGTTTAGTAAGTCGGCTCTAATTTCGAACCCTGATTTATTCTCTGACATATCATTCTCCTGTGTGTGTGTCATGTAAGGATTATTCCTTACACTAGTATTTATACCACTTGACAGTGTCCCCTATAAAGTGGTATACTATATACATGATGAAAAAACAAACAATAATTTTTGATGTAGATGGAACCATTGCAGACTGTGAACATAGACGACATTTTGTGGATGGAACAGATAGCTGGAAAGACTGGAAATCATTCAGAGAACAGACTAAATTCGACACTCCTGTTCAATGGGTTTGTGATATTGCAAAAAGACACATTGCACTTGGTGATGATGTTGCATTCTTCTCTGCAAGAAACGAATCTGAAAGGGACATTACAGAACAACAGATTTCTGAATGGATTGGGGATGACCATAAAGGGTTGTTCTTGAGACCCGATGGTGATTTTAGGAAGGATGATGTATTTAAAGGGGAACTTGCAGACAAGTTTGAATCATTGGGTGGTAAGATTGATATTGTCTTTGATGACAGAAATCAAGTTGTTCAAATGTGGAGAGACAGAGGTACTACAGTAGTTCAAGTTGCTGAGGGAGATTTCTGATACTGCAACGTGTTTCTGCAAGACCAAAAAAAAACCCCTCGAAAGAGGGGTTTTTAGTATTACCCGAAGGTAATGAACCGTAGTTCTTACAGAATGTTTGAAACAACAAATTTTCTGTAGTACTGGTTAACACCTGCAGTAGCAGACAAAGTATCTGACGGATTAGTTCCGACAAATGGATTTGCAACCATACCATATCTAGTTTTGAAACCGATTTTTGGTTGGAATGTGTTCTCACCAACTGCACGAACCATTTGTAATGGAACGTATGGGCAGTAGAAGATACCAGCATCATACGGATTAGTTCCTCTATAACCTACAGTCAAGTAATCAACACCAGCATATGGGTCGATGTAAACTTTAACTCTTCCGTTTAGAATACCGGCAAATGTATTACCAGTGTCGTCTACGTTTAGGTTAGTTGAAAGAGCAGGAGCGTAATCTAATACACCAGCCATTGATAGTGCTGAAGCAACATCTGAAGAACATAAGATAAAGTTACCTTTTCCTCTTCTTGTTTCTTTAGCAATCTTGTTTGACTCTCTTTCGATTTGAAACAATAATCCTTTGAATTTCTCAACAGACCATCTTCCGTTAGCATCAACATCTAAGTTGAAAGTACCTGCTGAAGCTGTATCAGCTGCACCAGTTTTTGCTTGAATGTTGACACTTCTGACAACTTCACGGTTAATCTCTGCAAGAATTTCTGATGAAAGAATATTTGCAAGTTCTGATTCTGCGTCAAGACCGTGGATTGCTTTAAGGTCTTGTGCAAGTTCTAGTGTGTATTCTGCTTTTAATGCTCTTGACTTGGCAGTAACAGTAGCTTTCTCAATTGAGAAACCCATTTGAGCAAAACCGTTTGAAGCTTCTACATCACCTAATGCTTCTGCTGAAGCTGTAGACATACCGTTACCAGTAGTGTCTGCATATGAAGGTGAAGAAGTATCGAATGGGTCTGAGATGTCGTTAGTTCCGACACCGTCAGCAGTTGGGTTAGCAGCTGAAGAGTATCCAGTTCTAACTTCGTCAATTCCCATTGCTTCTGATTTTGTCAATCTTGTTCCTGAAGGATAATCGTTATATCTTGCTTTCATAGCAAAGATTAATCCTGTTGGGCCAGTCATTGGTTGAACTCCGCAAATGTCGTATGCAACGAGATTTGGCATAGCACGTCTAACTAGTGAAATCAAAATCGGATCCCAGTTAGAAACACCTGTTCCAGTAGCATTTAAAGGTGCTGCTTCTTGCAAGTTTTGCTCTTGAAGAGCTTTTTCTTGGTTCTCAAGAATAACAGCAGTAACGGCACGTTTGTAGTTGTCTTCGATTTTTGGTAAATCGGAGTGTTCTAGAATCGGCTGCCACTTCTCTTGTAAGTTTTCTGATAAAAACATATTTTTTCCTTTAATTTAGTAAGTATTAACCTAGTGGTTTTAACTTACTTATTGCTTGTGAATACTTTGACATAGAAGGGTCAGTTTTAGCAAGAACTTCTTCTGCAGATTTCTCTACTTCGAATTCTCCTGTTCCTTCTTGTATCAAAGTTTCTTCAACTATTTTTCCACCTTCAGTAGGGAAGTACGCATTCTTAACTTCAGAAATCTTCTCAGCGAAGTCCTCTTCAGTTTTGTACTCAACACCTTCTGCAAGTGAAGATAGTTTCTCTTTTTGTGAATCAGTCAAGTCTTTCGACGCTTCTGATATCACGTTCTCTCTCTTGAGGGTTTCCAACTCTTCTGCAATGTCCATATTTCTAGAGACTTCACTGTCAAGTTTTACTTCCATCTCATCGAGACGATTTGCGAGTTCATCAATCACTGAATACTTATCTTCAGGAACGTCAACATAATGTTCTACGAACAATGTTTTCAATCCTTCAATGAAATTTTCAGTCATTTCTGACCTCAATCCTCTTTCGATTGCAAGTTCATTCTCTTTGACCCACTCTTCAGCGGTGTAAGATAAGTACTTGTCTACGGCTTCTGCAAGGTCACCCTTAACAGTCGCAACAGTGGACTTTAGTTCTTCTTGATACTGAGCATCAAGAGATTCTTTAACTTCAGCAACTTTAGAAGTTACTGCAGCTTTGAATATTGTTTTGGCTTTTTCGGCATTTTCATCTGATAGGTCTAATGCTTCTGAGATTGCTGATAGGTCGTCATCTATTTCAATTTCAACAAGAGAAGACTCTAGGTCTGCAGTTAACTCTTCCTCAACGGACTCTGACTTAACTTCTTCCTCTTTATCTTCTTTACCTTTCATTTTAGCATAGGCTTCTGCAACATCTTCTTCAGACATTGATTTTAATGATTCTACCACTTTTCTAGCAACTTCTGCTTTAGTCAAACTTTCGTCAACCTCTTCTTCTGATACTGTTCCCAGTACAGTTGAGATTTCTTCCTTAGTCATTTCCTTCATATTGTTGACGATAGCTTTGATAGATTCCATTTTTGAAGATTTTACTTCGTCTTTTTTAGACTCTGATTCATCTTCTGAAACTTTCTTCAGTTTTGGTTGAGCATCACCTTTTCCAGCATTCTTTTGTTGTGCATCACCCTTTACGGCTGGGACACTTTCTGCTTTCTTTTGAGCTGCAACTGCTTTGTCAACAGGATTTTCTTCAGGTTTGACGACTTCAACATTACCTTGACCAATAGTCTCAGCATCTGATGAACCTTGTTTGACGGGTTTTGCGTCACCTTTTTCTGACTTAGAATCAGGTTGAACACCCTCTTCCATAGTCTCAACAACTTCTTCAGTTGTGTTTAGGTTATTTTCTAACTCTGTCATGTTTTTCTCCTGTTTGAGTTTACTTATTTATTTATATATTAAAGGTTTTCAACGAACCTTTTCCATAGATTTAACTTAGTTTCTTCTAAGTTATTTAGTCGTGCAGACTTTAGGGTTTTTTGGAAGTCTTCTGCTTGTATAGCAGTTAACACTCCATTTTTACCCATAATCCACTCAACCCCTTCCATTATTCCTTCGACAAATGCTTCAGGAGCTGATGGGTCTGCAACGATGTCACCTGCGGTGGCAAGTTGAAAATCGTCTTTGACATATTGTGCATTACCTTTTTGTTCTAGTGAACCTAGACCTCTAGATGATACACCCAATTTCGCACCATCATCGATTAGATTTCTTACAATCTGACCGTTGGGGGTACTTAAAATTTTTGCTTTACCAACATAGTTTGACCCTTCTAGAGTCAATGATTGGATAAGATGTGATACTTTATCGAGATTGATGGTTGGCCCTTCAGGGTGTCCCAACTCACCAAATGCGCGTTGTTTTTCAACGAACTCTTTGACGTAACGACCTACTTCTTTCTCCATAATTTCTTTTGGATAGACTCTACCATTACGGTTTTTAATGTCCGCTTGCATGAAGATACCTTCAATAAAGTAGTCCTTCTTACCGTCCTCTTTAGACTCGGTAATTATAGGTGTTATATTTTCGTTAAACTCTGCTATTAATTTCATTGATAATTTCCTCGATTGTTACTTCTTGCATATCTGAAGATGACATTAAAGTTCTAATGTCTTTCATCTCCTTTTCTGCACTCTTTAAATCTTTGTAAGGTTCGTCTCCACTGAACAAATTACCATCTATATACACATCAACCTTACCTTTTTTATTCTGTGCATATACTAAATCTGCATTACGACTACCAACTTTAATCTTGTCGGTCTTGAGTTCTTTAGACCCACTAGGTAACTTAAAAGATTTAGCTTCTCTAAGTTCTTTTTGCATTACCTTAAAACTTTTCATTTACACTCCAGTGTGTTCTTCAGGATTGGACATCCAATCCACTTGCAGTTCTACTCTTTTC